CGCCTCTGTTCTGTACAGAGCTTTTAGAAACACGCTATTATTTCTTTGAGTTGCGATGGTCAAAGATTCACAGTTTAACTAGGCGAGTGAGAAGGGTAAAGCCGTAATCACCAGATCCCATCCGGTAACAGGCCCCGTTCCGCCACCTCCCCCAAGCCGAATTGTTCCACCACCATTGACGGTAAAACAAGCACACTTCCACGCACCCATGTTTTCACATGGGGCCATACTAGCTCCATCAACTCCTTGGAAATTGTAATTATGATTACTTAAAAAATTGTATTTCGTCACACCACCAGCAGGTATCCACTCCAAGTTGGGCAGTACAACAGCACTGACCGCCTCGAAGTGGTACCAAATGGCAGCGATTAAAACACGACCAAAGTAGTTAGGAGGAAAAGTAATCGTGTCAAGACTAAAAGCATTATGCAATCCAGAAGGCGTGAGAGTTGTTCCCAGGTCACTGGAATCCGTCTTGACAGGAATACTAGCCGAACCCAAACGTCCGAAGATATTCGGGTCGGCAGGTAATATTGAAGAGTAGTCGCCACCAGCGATAACCCAATGATCAGCGACATCAGCCTGCTCACGCAGCTTATTCTTGATCAAAGTGATATCGTAGGAAAACCACAATTCCCCAATATTAGTGGAAGCGCCTTGCATTCCCACAGTGGCAATATAGAAATTGCCCCAGTCGTAGAGACCTAAGTCCCCCTCTACTGGTGCATTTCTAATTCGTAAAACAGAAGTAGGCGTTTCGACCTTAGCACATTCTACAGGGTGAATAAGATTCACAGAGGGTTTAGATGAACTTGTATACTCATACTGTTCCATCTGCAATTTATTCACGAAATCTGGTTCATACACGTTGTATTGCGTGGTCATGACGACAGTTCCAGAAGCCGTGTTAGTTGAAGATAGAGCATCATACGAGTTAGACTTAAATTCAATAACCATCCCATTAATAGTGTATTGTTCGTAATTCTCAGCACTCGCCGCAAACCAAGGAAAACTGGCTAATAATCCTGGCTGAAGCGCGAACTTAGAAATACTAAAAGCACCAATAGTGGGGGAGGTTATAACATCCCCAATGTATTCACGATGCGTAACGTTAGTACCGAGACGCGTATTCTTAAACATGGGAAGGGCATCACCAGAAGGCGCAATAAGATTATTGGAGTTAAGTTTGTAATCACCATAACCAGTAATGGTTTTAAACACCTTCCCGGCGGTAGAACCAATATAACGACCACCAGGGCCGAAAATCGATCCAATTGCTCCGCCAAGTTTAGGTGCATTAAAGCCACCACGGGTAAGTTTCTTAACAACCTTACGCTCCAATTTCTTCTCGCGCCGCTTGCCGCCCTTCGCATTCTTACTTTTCGTTTTGCGTTTTGATGACATTCAAAAGGTTCAACAGACTTTTACTGAGCGCACCACGGATGTTAGGTAATACGACGTAAGACCCGAACCTATCAATCACATATTGCTCATCAAATTCAAACCATTCGTTCTTACAATGAGCATATATAACAGGGTGCGACAGAGGTTGAACACATTTCAAACCATCAAAATACTTCTCAAGAGACAATTGTTCAGGGACACTAATTCCATAAACCTCATTCATTAGTAATCGGGAAGAAACACTAACCTCACGAATGGGTAAATTAGAACGAGCAGCACACTGGGCAATAAATCTCTTATATGAATCCAACCCCGCCTCAACAACGGAATGCACACCACCAGTTGCACGCAACAAGTATAGCCCCAAACTCTGTATGATAGGACACCCGGGATACTGATAAATACATGACTGAGCTCTGTTTTTTAGCAAGCCATGCAACTTTCTCTCGGAAGAACGCGCATACAAAATATGACACCATGAAATGTTGAGAATAACCTTGATGGGGTCCGCAATTACGGTCAGGGTTTCAAAATCAAAGATCTGGCCACAAAAAGAAGCTAAATTAGGGGAGACCAAATACTCCGTCTTGATGTTAAATCCAAGTTGGGCATAAAACGCCTTAGGAATCATAACACCAATATACGAAGCAATACAATCATCCCCTTCAATTAAGCATTTAGCATTCCGGAGATCAAATTCCTCAACGGCGAACAGAAACATCATTAAATTTGAGAATCCATTCCCCAAAGAGGTATTCATCTCTCCAGACATGCGACCCGCCAATAAACGAATAATAATACCAGCGAAAACACAGTAGTTTTCTCCCCCGAGCACAGTCCTGAGTAGTTTCATAAACCGAGCGCCCTCAGGCAACTCAGAAACCATATACTCATACAACTGAAACTCACAAGCTTCCATAAACTCGTTGGTAAAAGAACTCTCAAAGGCGGTAAAATCAGTGGCCATAAACCTCAATAATTCTTCAGCACATTTATCAGTATACCCTGGAAGTAAACCGAATAATTTCCGGATAAGATGGGCTCGCTGATTAACAGGAACCTTCTTAATAAAAAACCTCATCACAAACAACGCTTCTTCAATTAACTTGAAGATGGGACCCACCCGGAGCTTAAATTCATCCTTTCGGGCGAAAATACCTCGGGGATTCTTCCACGTCGGATATGGTTCATTCTTATTAAAACACTTACAAAAGGTTTCATACCTATTGAAGTCATCATTACCCAGCAACAATGTTCTAGCATGTAAACGCCGCAACTGCTCCTTCTTAGTTGCGGTGTAATGTGTCTTTTCGAGCCAGGTTTGAAAAGACACATCACTATCAGCCCTTAAGGGCGTGAGATTAGCCCGGAGCCAACCTGCCACAAATACTTTAAACCTCGATAACAGTATTTTATTGATTGTGGGCAGGTAGCGTCCGCAGCGGCCAGCAACGCTTGCCGCGATATTGATGCGGCTAACTGGATCAGGTTGCGGCCAAGAGGCACCAGTAACATGGACACCAAGAGATACCCTAACTGGAAGCCGGCGCATATTTTCAACACCCGTATAACGAATTTTAACGTCTTCCCGCGGTCCATCAATGACGGGTCCATCAACCTCGGTGAGGTAGTACCCGTACTTGAATAATCTAAGTTTAAAGGAACCGAAGGAAGGGTGACATTATCAAATTCGCTCAAGACGGAGCTGAAACGTTTAAATGCTAGAATCGATGTCCAATGTTTAATTGATGTACTGGAGTATCGATTGAGATTAATATTATTGGTACAACGATCAGAACGTGCAGCCGCAAGAAAAGCGGTTCCATCATCCATACCAATTGCAAAACTAGGGCCCTGTGACAATTGAGTAAAAGCCTCATAAGAGACTACGACCGAACGGGAGAAGTTAACCCATGGAAAGAAAAACTTCAACCCTAAAATGTCAAAACCAGTAGTTTCGCTATATTGAACAACAGCGTATAAAGGATCTTTGTGATCAAGTTTAGTAGTAGATGCAAATGAAGACCTAAGATCTTCTCCCCGTGCGGCAACTGCATATGAGTAAGCCGATATCACACGCACGTAAATGTCGACACCAAATTTCTCCAGTATCCAATGAACCCACCCAATATTTTCGTTTCGACCGGGTGGATACCTGCGCGAAACGAACTGGAAGTTTAAATTGGAATAATCACCTGCAGGCTCATTAATGGCCATTAAATTAACAGGTCCTGGTATTGGTCCGACAGGAGCGGGTGGTGCAGCGACAATCTGATGAGGTACGGGTAATTGACCCCCTTGAGGGACAAGGGCATGTTTATGCTCAAACATGACCGGGGGCACAACAGTCAGGGCTTGAAAACTCGAAACCAAGTTCGCCTGGTCTAGCGTACTCGGTGCACCCAACCCACCTAACGGCAGGTCAGGAACAATCTTGGTCTCAGGTTCTTTAGCTGTGACTGTAAAGTATTTTCCGTCAGTATCAAAGGGGAAATTGAGCTTATCCATAGCTTCCGTAGGGGAAGTAGAACCAACATCAAAATCACCCTTGAACTCGAATTCAACCTTAGGATGTTTAGCCGAATACTCCTTCCCACGCCCGTATGAAGGGGACAATGGATGCGTCGTATCAGTAAAACCATACGTAGGTGAATGCGGGGCCACATACTCTCCAAAATGGAATTGCTCGAGGTCACGCGTGGCTTTATCCACAGCCAAGTCACCAAGAGACCTCTTCTGTTTAATTTCTCGGGTGACTGGTCCTCCCTTAGGATTTGCAGAAACACTCGAAGAACTGGAACTATCGCCCATAGAAGAGACAGTATAAGTCAAATTCTCGTACTTCTTATCGCTTTTAATATTCTTAATCGCCGGTTGCACACCACTCACATGCTCATATCTACACCCTGCACCTCGACTACACTTACCTTGACCGAACCACCAACAAATTCCATTCGATCCTTTACTATGTCCCGCGGTCTCGCCATGCAGTTTAGGGACAATGGTCGTTTGCCTCTGGAACCCAGCAGTACAATGACACACAACGTACTTAGGGGCGGAATCTAGGGCACTAAAACCATTACACCGCATGCACCGGAAATGCTTAAAACAATTTTCAACCAGAGTTTCCGGCAACCCAGCTGAACCAGTCTTACAAAAGCCACAGGGATCCGTCAGCATCTCGAAAAATGCTGTCTCCGACTCATCGAGGATATAATCCTTAGGGAGAATGGCACGAACCTTAATCGGAAACCTGTTACCTTTGACAACAATATTACGCCTGATCTTAACAGGCACATCATTTTTTACACCAGTGGTTACTTTAAGATCACTGAATTTCCCAACAATATGCGTAGCGTCTTCGTCTAAACGAAACTCCGGTACGAACACCATCGGTTTGGTTAAGCGGAAATCGCCCTTTCCTCCCGTAGGATTTGAGGGTACCCATTCCACAAGAGCAGTTGAATTAACTTCAGTTTTCATAAGTAAGCAGTA